CTGGGTGTGGTCGTGCTGGTGCTTCAAGCGCCGGACGGCTCCGCGCCGTACATGGGTGACACGCACACTGAGGACGGCACGGTCTATTGGAACGTCACCAACTACGATACCGCACAGGTCGGATACGGCAAGGGTGAGCTGCGGCTTGTGGCTGATAACGTGGTGGTCAAATCGTATACGTTTGACACCTATACAAAGCCGTCTATCCTGATGGAAGCATCCGACCCGCCCGCGCCTGTGCCGGAATGGGCCACAGACATTTTAGAGTCAGCGGTCGAAGCGCAGACGGCAGCGGCGGCGGCGAAAGAATCCGCAGAAGACGCAGACGGCTATGCAGCATCTGCCGCAAGTGCCAGCGAAAGCGCTGCACAGAGCGCGTCAAGCGCTGTTGATACGCTTGCCGAGGTTGTCACGGCTGGCGAAAGGGCTGTAGCAAACATCCAGACCGAGGAAACGACACAGGCGGCGGCGCTGGTGGCTGAAGGTGACGCACAGGTCGCGAGGATCGCCGCCGAGGGTGTCACCCAGGTGGGAGCCGTGGAGGCCAAGGGCGCTGAAGTGATTGCTTCGCTGCCTGATGATTATGTTGATACTGTCCGTCTTGTCCAAACCAAAATGGACAAGGTCGGAAGCTACACAAAGCTTGCGCTTGAGTCCGCAAGCGGCATGTGGAATTTCTCAACGGGCGCTGTGGTCGAACACGCCAGCAGGAAGTATATCAGATATGATATACCTGAAGGTGTTGTCATGCTGGGTGTACGTGGCTATCAGTTTACGAGCGCCTATGCCGCTTATGGCTTTTATACGTCAGACAACACTCTGATTTATGCTTCTGATTTGGCGAATAATACTGATATGGCGGATGCTACGCCCGTAGCCGTTCCTGACGGCGCGACAGTACTTTACGTCAACATTGGCACTGCCGATACAAGGGGCGTATGGTCCTTCGCGGCGGCTGACGTTAAATCAATGGCCGAACAAGGGCTGCGCATGTCTGACGTGTCCGTCAATAACAGGACACAGTTTGACGCAGTCTTTGCCAACTCAAACATTGATAACGCCGTCAATGGTCTGGTCTACCTTATCGGCTTTACGCCGACAGTCGAAGATTTCGCGACCATGCCCAACATGCCAGCGAGGTCTTCGGGTGTCTTGATGACGTTGACCAAAAACGCAGGATATGATATCGGCAAGGTGCAGCTCTTTTACGCGACCAACGGCGCGTCATTCGTCAGAGCCAAGACCACAAGCGTTTGGCGCGAGTGGTCCCAGATGTCTGAGGCCGTCTATTATGTCGGGCCTACAAGAAGCTATACTTCTTTGGTCGGCTTGCTGAAGCGCATCCAGACAGACACTTTTGAGAAAACCATATACCTTGACCCAGGTACATATGACATTTTTGCCGATTATGTCGCGAACGGGATCCCGACACCTCCCCCGGATGTTGCGACCGATGACTACTTCGATTACAACGTATTCCTGCCCCAGCACACAAGGCTTATCGGCATTGGTTCCGTAACGCTTGAATTCCTGCCCACGCCCGCGCAGATCGATGCGGCAACGAGCAAGACATGGTCTGTGCTTAATCTGTGGTACGGATGGAATACAGTAGAAAATCTGACAATTCATTGTAAAAACGTCCGATATGCTATCCACGATGACCCGCACAGCGAGTATAGCGGCTTCACCAACATCTACCGCAATGTGCGTATTATCGCGGAAGCGCACGACACGGGCCTTGGGTCTTCGTCTGCTACTGGCTTTGGTTTTGCGAATCAGTCAAGCTATATCATCGAAGACTGCGATTGGCGCTCCAACACGTCTGGGTCTGCTTTCTACGGTCACGAGGGCGGGCAAGGCGGCGCTCAGATAACCGTCAGGAACAGCATATTCGTTGCCAGCAATGCCGACAGGGCTGTACGCTTCCAGACGATACGCGCACAGTCCGCACTTGTCGCGCCTGTCCTGACGCGCCTTGAGTCTTGCTATATCGGCGGCAAAATCTATTTGCAGTCTTACAGAGCAACGAGCGGTCAGTTTTTTGACATAACGTTGCTCAAATCCGGCAATCCTGACCAGATCATTGACTACGCCGATAACCCGTATCCTATTGAGGTGTTTGAGTGATGGACAAGGCAAAAGCCGTCATTGACCTTGCCGTATCATTGCTTGGCTGTCCCTATGTCTACGGGGCATGGGGACAGCTTTGTACGCCAGCCTTGCGGAAGAAGTACGCCAAGTATACGCCGTCACAGGCTGAAATCACGTACAAGCGCTGCCCTGTCTTGAGCAATAAGCAAGCGACCTGTGCCGGGTGCAAGTATAACGGCTTGCTGGCTTTTGATTGTCGCGGTTTTACTCATTACTGCCTGTTAAAAGGCGCTGATATTGATATCTACGGGCAAAAGGTGTCTGTCCAATACGGCACAGACAGCAATTGGGATGTGCGCGGAGATATCGCCCTGATGCCTGACCTTGTGTCATGTGTCTTCTTGGAGGGCCACACGGGGCTTTATCTGGGTGACGGTCAGATTGTCCATTGCTCCGTGGAGGTCAAACAGGAGCGCCTTGGCGAGGGCCGAAAGTGGATCAATTTCGCTATTCCAAAGGGTCTGTACACGATGACGGAAATTGTGGAAGCTATAGCGGCAAAAGGGCCTGAGTTAAAATTGCTCAAGCGCGGTGACAAGGGCCTGTCTGTGATGTATCTGCAAGCGTTGCTCAAGGTGGACGGTTACGACTGCGGCCTGATTGACGGCGTATACGGTGCGAAGACCGTTGGAGCCGTGACGGCTTTACAGGAGGCTTGCGGAATCCGTCCTGACGGGGTCTGTGGTCCTGCAACGTGGGCCTTGCTGGTCAAGTCGGATCAGCCGGAACTTGACGAAGACGATGATAAACTGCCAGAACAGCCGGACACGGAGCCTGACCCGCCTTTTGTCGAAAAGCTCGTGACCATGACGCAAAGTCAATATGACGAGCTGCGGCAATATATCAAATCAATAACTAACATATTGGACGAGGTGATGCCATCATGAGCGAGGCGCTTATAGCCGCCGGGGCGGCGATTATCACGGGCCTGTTGAGCCTGTGGGGGTCTTATTTGGCTAATCGCAAATCAGCGGCGCTGATAGCCTATCGTATCGAACAGTTGGAACATAAGCAGGATATCCACAATGGAATGATTGAACGTGTATATAAGGTAGAGGGCCGTTTGACCGAAGCTGAACATGATATCCGTGACCTTAAAGCGAGGAGGGAAGCGTAATGACGAAAGAGGATTGGATCAGAAAACTTACGAGCCGCAAGTTTTGGTTGGCGCTGGCTGGCCTTGTCACGGGCCTTGTGTCTTTTCTCCAGCACCCGACCACCGATGCCGAAAGCATCACAAGCCTTATCCTTGCCCTTGGTTCTGTGGTTGCCTACATCATTGCGGAGGGTCTGGTAGATGCCGCCCGTGAACAGTCCAACACGTATATTGTAGAGCCTGAAGAAAAACCGCCCGAAGAAGCCGAATAATTTTAGCCCCGCTGATGCGGGGCCTTTTTTATTTGCTTTTTTGAACCTCCGTTTGAACCTTTAAGAAGGTTCAAAAGCGTATTATTGCGTACACAATCGTACATCCCGAAAGCAAATGAAAAGCCCCGCAAACGTTGCAGTTGCGGGGTTTTTCCTTGGTACGCCCGGTGCGATTCGAACGCATGGCCTTCAGAGTCGGAGACTTGTTGCCGTGTTTGCATTTTTCGGTTATTTCGCTTATGTTTTAGCAGATTGTTTTTCGTTTTGAACCTCTGATTGAACCTTTATTAGTGACGTTTCCAATTTTTCGATCATATTTTGGGTGCGGCTGTCGGTCACATGGTCGTAGATTTGCAGGATCATTTTTTCGTCTGCGTGGCCCATCCACAGCATAGCCTGATGCATGTCTACGCCAGCATCACGAAGCATGGTGCAATAGGTGTGTCTGAGATCATGGGGACGGATTGACACAGGATGCCCAGCGGCGGCAGACAAGGCAAGCAGATAACTGTCCCATGCGCGTTTGAACGCCGTGTCTGTCATTATATCGCCTTTAACGGCTTTTAAAGGCCTGTCAGGCGCTTTTTCCAGCATGGGACGTATAACTGACAGGATAGGCACAGTGCGCGTTCCTGCGGCTGTTTTGGGCCTTACGATCAATGGCCTGTTACCGTCAAATCTGACGGATTTGCTGACACGGATAACATTGTTTGTCAGGTCGATATCATCACGGGTCAGGGCCAGCACTTCGCCCCGCCTGAGTCCTGCATACAGCATTATCAGGGCGGCAAGCTGGACACGGTGCGTGGTGCTTTGGATCAGCGCTGTCTCTTCAGCGGTCAGGGCGCGGTGACTTCCTGACGGCGCTTTGGGCGGCTGTGAGTATTTAGCGCGGAATGGGTTTTTCCTGCACAGGTCATTTTCGATTGCGCTGTCGAACAGCGCAACATATAGCATCCTGGCGCGTTTTATCGTGCTGGCGCTGTATCCGCTATAGTGGCTCCAAACTGCGGCGGCATCATCGACCGTCACAGCGTCAAGGCGTTTGTCACCGATGACAGGCAAAAGCGCCTCAAGCTGTTTGGCGTAGTCATTATAGCATTTCGCCGAAACGTTGCCCTTGTGAAGCGGTAGCCATATATCCGCATAGGCGCTGACGGTCTGCTTTTGACGCACCCATTCCCCCGCTGCCTTTTTGCGTTTGTACTCTTCGCGGGCGGCTAACGCTTCATCGGATGTCGCACCGTAAAATTGAATACCGTCAAATGAACACTTATAGCGCCCGTCTTTACGCTGCTTCAATTGTTGCTTTTTCGGTCGTGACATTCCTCCACCTCCTCAATGGGCTTGCTGTTGTAAAAGTCATCGTTGGCGATGTGTTGCAACTCGTGCTTAAAAGCTCTTTTACGCGCCATAGGCGATAGCCAG